GAAAGATCATTATCATTATGTGCAACAAAGTTGACATTTACAGTTTTGGCTTATATGCGGCCAACCAATCAGTCTAGACTTTCCTATGCAATGCAAATCGATCCCAGTTCAGGCCCATCAACTATACAGTCACACCGGGAGTCGAACCTCGGATCGTGTCTGGTATGTCACATATCTTTCCATTAGACTATGCAACTATATAGATGGTGGACCTGGGCGGAGTCGAACCGCCGTCTTTACATCTTTCAGTTAGCTTTCAAACAACTGATATCGTTATTTAACACTAATTTTAACGCAGTGTCAAGAGATAATTTGAACTACAAAGTTTTTAGATTTTTCTTTAAACTCTGCCTGTTTACGGTCCATCTCAATCTTGCGAAGAAGTAATGGATCATTAGGCTTGATCTCATATTTGTTTTGTTCAAATGTTGCTTTAAGGCGCTGTTGCTCATCTGTATAAGTTTCGATATCCGTGTTTATTTTTCTAGTCATTAAATTTCTCCGTCAAACCACATTTGTGCAACTTTGCGATTAATCGAGAAGCACAATTTATATTCATCATAATACCACATTACGCCTAATTCATGATTTTCTGGACATGTTTGACCATTTGTAATGAAATCGTTGACATTCATAGCTTCCGACATGAGAACCGCAATCATCATAATGCCATTGCCATTTGCTTCTGTATGAACAATGCGGCCAACACCCAGTGGATCAAGTCTTGATTCTTCTTGAAACTCTCGTTTTGCTGCTGAAATAAAATCACTGTCCGACATGTCCACATATCCGCCCATGAATGCCCATTCGCCTGAATGAGGATGTATGGCACGACGAGCAATTGCAAGACCCATTCCATCAGTTACAGGATCATAAATCGGTTGCAGCAGAAAAGTTGCAGGAATAGGATTCTTCCATGCAATTTCACCACATTCACCACAATGTCTGGGCCAATCCTGTCGTTGATAGAGATTTCCGCAGTTTCCACAATATTTTCGATTACTCATTTGATCACCTGTGTTTTCTTGCTCTTAAGAGATTTCTTGAGAGCTTTGAACCAAAGCTTCTTTTCTAGCTTAATGTCTTTATCAATAATGGCCTTATACATTTTCATAATGATTTTATTGACTTTCATCGTGGTCTCCTACAACTTGAACTTGATGTAATCCGTGATCTGGTCTGCTACATCAAAATCGCAGTATTTTTCAAATCCTGAAAATCCTGGTGCAGAATTAGCTTCGCATACTTTAAAGCCCGTCTTGTCGAAAAGCAAGTCTATTCCTGCAATATGAAGTCCGCACACTCTAGCAGTTTCTCTGGCAATATAGTCTATTTCTTCAGTAACTTCAAATGCTTCGCCATGACCGCCTGCACTAATGTTTGCTCGAAAGTCTCCGTCAGGTGCAGTTCTCTTCATTGCACCAACTACTTTACCGCCTATTACCAATACTCTCAAATCTTCACCGGGTCGTTCGTTGATATATTCTTGTACTATCAGTGTTTCGCGGGTTTTGAGACTATCAATGAATTCCATGAGTTTCTTGAAATCGCGCTTTTTCTCACAGAGGTAAACTCCATCACCGTGACTGCCTGTAATAACTTTGACAACACATGGCCATCCAATATTTTGATCTACGATTTCAATGTCAACGGGAAATCTTACCAACATGGTATTTGGAATAGGAATATTATTTTTAGCTAACAGTTGATTAGTTCGAAGTTTATCTTTGGCAACCTCGATGCTTTTAGAACCGTTGATGCAGCATACGCCAGATTCTTCAAATTGTCTTATCAAAGATGTAATGAATCCATTTGTTCCCGAACCTGTTCTAGTTAGTACAAGTTTAGGAGGCTCAATACATTTGCCCTTATATTTTAAACTATTACCAATATCAGTTCCTATAATAATGTCAAAATTTTCAGGATTGGCAATTGTAGTTTTAATTCCGTGTTTATCGAAACTTTCTATGAGTCTATTAGTCTCGTATTCTGCTTCGTTACGCTTTGTTAGTATCAGTACCGACATCGTTGTTCGTCCAATTTATAATTTCCCATCGACCATCATGATGCTCTACCAGTGCGGTACAGGATTCCACCCAGTCTCCTGTGTTCATGTAGGCAACTCCGTAAATTTCTTTGATTTCGGCATTATGGATGTGGCCACAGACCACGCCATCATAGCCTTTGCGTTTGCAATATGCAGCCAAATTCTTTTCAAATTCAAACATAAAGTCCACTGCTCGCTTTACTCTATGTTTAAGATACTTACTCAAGGACCAATATCCAAAACCCATCTTGTGTCTGAGCCAATTAAACTTGGTATTCAATGCTAGAACAAAATCGTATGCACTATCACCTAGAAACGAGATCCACTTGTTGATACGAGTAATACCGTCAAATAAATCTCCATGCACAACTAGATAATGTTTATTGTCTGCGCCAATGTGTTCAATTTGATTGACAATTTCCACATTACCAAATGCAAGTCCAAAACGCAAATATGGACGCAGAAATTCATCATGATTACCTAACACATAAACTACTCTTGTTCCGTGTTTAGCAAATCCAAGAATTCTACGGATCACATTACTGTGACTTTGTTTCCATCGGAACTTGTTTTTTTGAATCTTCCAGCCGTCAATGATATCACCTACAAGATACAGAGTTTCACAACTATTGTTTTTTAAAAAATTGTTAAGCAAGTCTGCTTGACAATCTTTGGTACCAAGGTGGACGTCGGATATAAAAATTGTTCTATATTTTTGTTTATGTTTCATATGTGCCTATTTTATACGAAAAAGATAATCTAATCAATGAATATTTATTAGCATGTACAAAATGACTATTGGAATTGTCCAATTAATTTCATTTAATATTGTGTTATATTTCTCGCATATACAGGACTACTTAGAATTAGCTGCATCGTAATCGATGCCTTCTTTATCTTTTACCACTTTCTTTGGCGTCGCACTCTTACTGCCTGTTATGATCAGTAATTCAAGTTTAAAAATCTTTATTATTTCTATTTTTAGGTTTATGTTCATATTCTTCCTCCAATTGCAATACAACACTGACTTTTTGCTGAAGGCGAATCATATCGTTGTCAAGCATACGAATTCTGTCAATTAATGCAATTAAAATAACATTTGTTTCACCAATCAATGGCATCAGCTTATCAGTAACAAACTTGTAAATGAAATACACAAAGTAACCCATTCCAACAGAAGAAACTATCGGAAAACCGTATTGTTTAATAAGTGCTGCGATTGTGGCTGGATCCATCGATCAATCCTGCCTAGCGTCAGATTTGCCATCGGCACGAGCAATACGACCAAGGTCTGGTCCCAAGCCTAGTGCAGAACTCACAACTGTATCTAGTCTAATAATATCATGATTAATTGTTTTGACACGATTGTCTAGTCCTAAAATGATACCTTGCATACCCTTAAGCGCTTTTAATACACTTTCTAGAATATAATTGATAACAAAATAGACAAAGATTCCAGCGCCTAGTGCCGCAACAATAGGAAAACCAACCTCCGCTATTAGACTAAAGATGACATCATTATTCATATCTAGTATTTAAAATGGTAGATATAAACTTAAATGTGCATATTAAGTGGCGGGACCCTTGGATTTATACGATCCCCGCCTGATCTCAAGGGACTCTCACCCTGTCAACAACTATGTTGTATACATCCAAGGGATGTATTATTTAGACAACCAGTCCGGTTGTTATTTCAACATATTGTGATTTATAATCTTTGATAGTAGTCTCTATTGCCACTACTTTATCTTTGGAAATTCTGACATTCTTAGCATCGGCTGTTACTAACCAATGTTGAAGTCCAGGACCTTGGGTAGTCATCACTACAGCATAGGGATTACTAATCGTCCATTCTGCGCCTGCGGTATTTACCAACTTGGCGATTAGTTCTTCACCACTGGCTAATTTAAGTGTAACGACATCATTTACTTCAAAGGGTTTATTAATAATCATTATGGTAACTTTCTCTTAAATTCTTCAAATTCTGCGATTTCTGTTAAAGCTCGGTCAATATCAGGAAACTCTTTGGCAATAATTGCCCAGCACTGTTCTGCAACAATTCTATGTTCTTTCTGAGTTGCTTTGTCCATGCGAAGCTGGCAATAGTGTACCCATGACCGAAGTGATCCGGAGACAATAACTACTGATTCAGTTAATCCTTCAGGTAGTACGGCACGAGCTTGTTCCTTGGCGATGCCGTTTTTGATTGCCCAATTATAAGCATTCAACGAAGCATCCTGTGTTGCTCTTTGATATGCTTCCCAATCGGCTTTAAGACTCTTCTTTTCATATTCTACGGTTTTCTTGTCATCAGTATAGACATAGATAGGACTATCATATTCGATAGTATCATCTACATCAATCGAATTTTGGCGATTCTTAGCGTCCTGAAGTCTTGCTTCGCGGGTAACAAAACTGAGGTCCTTAGTAGGATCTGCATATCGCTGACTATATTCTTGAAAACTGAAACTACGATGTCTCAGTAACTGGCGAGCGATATCCCTAGTAGTTTTAATTTCCATCTGCACACTGACCATTTCAAGAGGTGACCAATGCTGATTTCTAATCAGGTATTCAACTAGCTTTGGAGCGGTCTCTGTGTTATTTTGGTTACTTGGATTAGATACCCGAGCGCACCATGCCACTAACTCGTTTGCTGTATCGCACCCTGTATAACGATAATTTGGCTGTGTGATGCCTACTAAATTAACTTCACTCATAGTTTCTTGATTCTTTCTATTTTTTCTTCTAATTCTTTGACATCTCGTCTCAATAGTACATTGATATCTTCTGACTTACATGACTGTAACCTCTGCTTAAGGCCTTCTAAAATTTTCAAATTAAACTTTAAAATTGCGTTAGGATCGCGTTCTTTATCTTGCTTGGACACTATTAACCTTTTCTTATTGCTGATATTACTTGATTTATTTCTGACTTTCGCCTACTATTCTCACGTTTGAGAAATTCTACCTGTTTTGATAGTTCACGCACTTGCTCTGCAAGTTGTCTTACTGTCTGATCGTTATTTGTCGTCGTCATCAAAACACAACTTTTCTAAAATTTTATAGTTATCGTAGGCTTTTTGTAGTGCTTCGTACTTAGCTATTTTTCTAGGATCGGGAGTCAAAATAGACAACCTCTTTTCAATTGCATCGAGTCTATCAACAAGACTTTTTCCCTTGATTTTAACATCACCTTCAAAATCTGCTGAACCCGTAACTTTTAGTCCTGAACTATTAGTATACAATCCTCCGGAACCAATTGTTGAATTAATAGTCGAATATGCGAAATTCTTATTGTGCGGTACTGTAGCATGTTTAGATAAGTTAGAATAATTGGAAACATCGATAGGTATATAATCATTTAAACTACTGTATTTTTGTTTGTCTTCGTCTTCCATATATCACCTATTGAAATAATCGCGAAGATCAGTGTATCCGCCGATAAGTTCACCGTCTAGAAAAATCTGAGGAACTGTTCGTGCGTTTGGAACTTCTGCTAAAAGATCCTCGCGAGTATATCCATCGCCAATTTTGCGTTCTTCAAATTCAATACCCTTCTTCTCTAGAAGTACTTTTGCCTGCACACAAAACGGACAGGCGTCTTTTGACCAAATAATTGCGTTCATCGTGTTTTTCCTATTTCTGACATAATTTATAATTCCTTTTATTTTATTATTTTCTTTTGAATAAATCTTCTAAGGGATAACCGGACAGTCTTTTCCATTCCATTATTTCAAATTTACCTAATAAATTAATATTTTCGTTAACTCCATCAATGACGAATTGATACTTATTACTGGCGGACTTATCAGAAAAATATGTCATGAGTTCGTCATATGATCTGATGTTATCTGACTTATATGATCCTATTGATGAATCATAGACTAATAAACTGTGTCCATTATCAAAAATATGTTTCCAGATATTAAATCCGCCGTCACTAAGAACATTATCACTTGAAAATTTTATTCCTCGCTTTAGTATATTTGACAGTGTTAAATAAAAATCCATTGCAAACGGAGGCTTAGATTTATATTCTGGATTTTTGCCCGTGGCATTAACCTTAAATAAGTTAGAAGTCAACGATGCTGACATACATATCTTTTTCAATGATCCGTCTTCTGAACCAGCCCAATAAAAATCACCAACTTGGTAAATATCGTTAATTACATGTTGAACTGGCGCTCCATTTGAAATTAACTGATCTATTGCCAAACTAAGATAAGGAAAAGGATTGCCTCCATTTATTCTCTGAGGCATTTCATTTAAAAATATTTCGTAAAATGAATTATAATCCATTTCCTATATTTCCTTATAAATCTGGTAATTCTTCGTAATCAAGAGAATCAGTCATAACTCCTATGACATACGATGTTGATTCTGATTCTTGTAGTGCAGTTTGTTTCTTAGAGGTATCAGTATGTTTATTAAACCACGGAATAGGGGTAGTCTTTGGTGCTGGATTCCAATACTTGATACCAATTTGTTTAAGTGCGTCTACTGCATTATAATCAACAAAGTCAATCATAATACGTTCATTAAGTCCAATTACTGGGCCCTTCTTGAATAGATATGTAGCCCATTCTTTTTCTTCTCGAATCACGCCTTCGTAAATCTTACGAACTTCTGCTTCGCACATAGATTTTGCAACTTGAAATCTAGGATCTTCTTTGATAACTTGGTTAATTATCCAAGCAGTCCACTCTTTGTGAAGTAGCTCATCTTGTAAAATTAGGCTAATTATATTTCCATTGCCTATGAAAATCTTATTTTCGACCATTGCAAGACTTGTAGCAAAGGATACCATAAACCTAAATGCTTCAAGTGCATATGATGCATGAAGTGCTAGCCAAATCGCATTGATGTGATCTTGCTCGGGAACTTCTTGGCCAAGTTCCTTTTGACAATTGAGAAGGTGAAGACGATCATAATAGTCCCCAACACTAGCGGCCATGTCAATAATTTCTTTAGTGTCATGGATCGTGTTGAATACTTCTTTGGGCACATTGTAAATATTGCGAATGATGTGACTGTATGACCGTGAATGAATATTGGTTTCAAAAAAGCTCCAGTTAGCCATGATTGCTTCAAGTTCAGGAATAGAACACACAGGAGTAAATACCTGCGCAGGTGCTCTGCCCTGTAAGCTATCTAATGCAGTTTGTCTAAGAACATTGCCAGTAAATATATGAGCAACAGCTTCACTAGCTTCTTTCATGTCATTTGCGTCTTTAGTCAATGACACTTCTTCTGGAACCCAAAAGAAACCACGAGCCGTCTGTTCAATCTTCTGTAGCTTCTGATACTTGACTTCCTCAAACCGTTGTACGACCACTGGGCCGGCAGGATCAAGAAACATTTTTCGATGTAGGTAGTCGGGCTTAGTGTTTAAATCGTATTGCTGTTTAGACATTATTTTTATCCTTATAACTTACATGCTGCACAATCATCATCTTCAAAGAAGTCAATGACTTCTAGCGGCGCATCGTCTGCTTCTTCTTTGGCACCTTGCTTATTGACCAAACTATAGTATAGAGTTTTTATTCCCCAGTAATGCGCGAGCATCAAATTCTTGGCAATAAGCGTAGTAGGAACTTTACGATCAGGAAAATGTGCCGGATTATAAAAAGTATCAGTTGAAATACTTTGATCCATGTACGCAGCAAGAACGGCGGAAGTCTTGAGATATCCAACACAATCAGTTTGTTCCCACATAAGTTGATAATTCTTACGAACCTTTGTGTTATGATATTCAGGAACAACTTGAACAAACGATCCAGCCTTTGATTCCTTAATCGAAATCAAACTCATTGGCAATGCAATGCCGTTAGTAGAATTAATCACAACCGAAGAGGATTCAACAGGAGCGATTGCACCGACTGTTGCGTTGCGAACACCATGTTCTATCATAGCATTTCGAAGGGATTCCCAATCAAGTTCAGGAGTAAAATTTGTAAGTTCGTTTGATCCCTTTGCGCGGAGTTCCCAGGGAAAAATACCATGGCCATAACGAGTCTTATCACTATCTAAGCATTTCCCACGCTCTTTGGCAAGTTCAACATTAGCTTCCATTAGATAGTAGGTCTGGTGTTCTGCCCAACTCTTGACTTCTTGAAGAGCATCTGCTTCACCATACTTAAAACTACGCTTGGCATGCCAATAAGCAAGATTAGTAACACCAATGCCAATAGGACGAATCTCATCATTCGATAACTTGCTTTGAATACTCAAGAAATCCTGATAGTCTAGAACGTTATTCAAGCTACGAAGTAGAATGCGACACGCTCTCCGCATGTCTTCTGGATTTCTAAAGGCACCCCAATTTATACTTCCGAGTGTACAGAGTGCTATTCGGCCAGTCGGGTCATCTAATCGCTTGAATGACTTTGTGGGAAGAAGAATCTCAACACACAAGTTTGATTGATAGATTGTATGATACTCAGGGTCAAATGGTCCCTGATTCATCACATTGTCAATAAACACAAGATAGATTCTACCTGTGTCAGTGCGTTCCTTGAGAATGCCACTTTTGAATACTTCTTCAGCACTCATGGTCTTTTTTCGTAAATCTCGGCGCTTTTCATACTTTACATAAAGTTCTTCAAACTTTGTAGTGTTTGTATAAAATGCTTCATAAAGATCTGGCACTTCATTAGGATCAAAGAATGTAATATTCTCTTTGTTTTTAAAACGGCGCCAAAAGAATGCAGATAGAACAACACCATAGTCCATGTGACGGACACGGGTTTCTTCGGTTCCTTGATTGTTTTTAAGAACAATTAGATCATCAAACTGATGATGCCAAATTGGATAGAAAACAGTAGCACTAGCATTACGAATTCCTCCCTGACTACAACTACGAAGATCACCAAACCACTTCTTTAGAAAAGGAATCATTCCAGTATGCATGATTTCACCACCACGAATAGGAGAACCTAGAGAACGAAGTCTACCTATTTCTAAGCCAATACCAGCTCGTTTACTGGCATATTTTGCCATCATCTCTCCCGAAGCGAAAATGCTATCAAGGTCATCATCGCTACGAATGAGAACACAAGAGGAGAACTGCTTAGTAGGTGTACCGAGCCCAGCAAGCACAGGAGTGGCCAACGTAAATAAACCATCACTTGCTGCATTGTAATATTCCTTGATGTATCGCATTCTTGCGGAATTTGGCTCTTCTCGGTGAAATACTGTTGCTGCCGCAACCATGTAACGAACTTGGGGAGTTTCATAGATTTCTTTTGTGGCTCTATTTCTTACAAGATATTTTTCAATAAGTTGTTCAATAGCAGCGTATGAGTATTCCTCGTCTTTTGAATGATCAATAATATCATTCATTTTATTCCAATCGTCTTCGGTATACCACTCAAGAAGTTCAGCAGTATAAAGGCCTGCTGCTACATTCTTTTTTACAATTTCATATAGATGTGGAGGATTGTATTGAGTATATACGTCTTTGCGAAGCATGGAAAGACGTTGTTTTCCAGCAGCATACTGATAATTGGTGTGCCCAATGCTGGGATTAGATTCTATATCAATTAAGTCAACTACTGCTCTTAATGTAAGTTGATCAATTTCTCTAGTGGTAATACCATCAAAGAAATTTGGTGATGCTTTGATTTCAATCATTGATTGACTCACATCCGCTATTCCGCTACATATCTTAGAAATTTGTGACTGCCACTTTTCTAGATCTAGTGGCACACGGACACCACTGCGTTTAACGACTGAAATCATTCTTCACCTCTTTGTTTTATTTTTATCTTTTCAAGGTATGTATTTACCTTGGACGAGATAGCTCGACCAAATTTTCTAAATTGCAAGAATTTGGAATTTCTTCACTTATCACTGATCTGTCATCTCGAAAATTTAAAATCCATTTATCATCTATTAAAACGACATTATACAGTCTATTACGCTCTCTGTCTACTAAAGTATTAATCTGAATATTACTTTTTTTAAATCTTTCAGTAAGCAATAGTGTATATCCCATCATAATGGCCTTAGTAAAATCGTCATATCTATTTTCTACGACTATTTCCCACGGAGTAGGCCAACTGCCTTGATAATATGGATCTATGTTATGATTGTGAGGTATCAACGATACATTTGACCAAAATGCGATCAAATCTTCTATTGGAGTTGCACTCATATCCAATGATTTTCTAAAGTCAGACCAACAAGCAAGCCTGTCATCAATATCTAATGTAAACATTTATTGTCTTATATTAATTGAATAAGTTAAGGTGCCAGTAACACTAGCGGTAACAGTTATCACCGTTACATCGTTCCTGGACTGATTTAATGCAAAGGTCAACCCACCGTCATTTGCGTCGGTGTATGAAAATATGTCATTGATAGTAGAGCGGTTTGCATTAACTACTACATCAACAGATCCTTCACGTAGTGTATTTGATGCTGCAAAAGTATAATTGATAGAAATTGATTGTCCTGGACAAGTAACACCACTTGCAGTATAGACATTTTTTGGCCAAGCAAAAACGTTATAAGTACCAGCAGAAGAGATAATAATAGGTTTAATTAACTGAGTTGTAAATGACACTGGGCCATTGATGATTGGCACAATAGTAGAAAATGCAGAAACAGATCCAGTATTGATTGAATACAGTCTGGAAAAATCATCATTAATTGATACGTTATCAAAATTTGAAAATTTTAAAACTTCAGTGACCTGAACCAGATCTCCTTGAATATTATTATATCCAACTCCTACTCTTGTATAAGAATTGTTATAACTTTTCACAGATGAATTATTGGTACTAGTGCTGCCATCATATACTGCTTGATTATTAATGTTATAGAATGTATTGTCATGAATAACAACTGCATCAGGTCCTATAATATTTCCGGATACTGGATTTTTCATGAATACCATACCTGCATCAATGTCTTTAAATTTATTATTTGAAATTTCTACTCGTTTTACATCATAGTTAGAAATCAACGCAGTACCTAAGCTTTGAAATATGGAATTTCTAATGGAAATTCCATCACAAGTTAATAATCCACTGCCTAGTATTTCAATAGCAGGTGCGTGGGTGCTTGTTGATACCTGTGATAGATTTCCTTTAAATCCACACGAAGAAATAACACCATCCAGAACACTGTTAAATTTGATGATTGGAGCCGCGTTAGTTAATGAGGAAACAAATCCAATTTTATCAATGACAATATCTCTAGGAGTCGATACCGCTCCGCTTGGATTCAATACTATACTTCCATTAATATCTCTGCCTACTGTTTGAAATATGGTTGCAGTAGTAGTCGCGACCAGGGTGGTCTTATTAATTCCTGATCCTCTGATCTCAGTACGTGGAGGAAGATATATTGTGGCAGTTACTAGATAAGTACCTTCAGGAAAATTTAGAATTTTTCCAGTGGAAGACGCATGAAGGACTGCTCGTTGTATAGCACCAGTGTCTGCGACCGCTCCATTTCCTGTTGCACCAAAGTCTCGTAAGTTAACTGTATCATCCAGTTTATTCTGCATGAATCTAATAATGTTAGGATTACTAGCTGGACCTGTTTGAACCGAAGGTCCGCTTTCGGTATTTAAGTAGATATAATTAGGAGTAGTAAGTGCAAAAATGTTTGCATCATGTTCAGTCAAAATTCTAGTATTACCTACTGCTGGTGCACCATCACTGACCGTTCCATTTCCAATATACAACTGTTGCTGATCGACGCTCCATCCAAGTTCACCGCTAGCAAGTTGTGGAACACCTGTGATTGTGGTTTGACCTCGACGGACTTGAATTCTGCTGATTTGAACTATGGACACCTAGATTCTCCTAATACAAAGTATTTATCTGAACAGTCTATCTCTTGTCGGCGGCATAATACTCTTCAATTTTTGAAAGCCACATATCTTGATACTTGTTAAAATCATCAGGCAATAAATCAAACTGTTGATATGTTTCGCCGCCAACTTTTACAGAATCATTGCCACGGCTACACATGAATACTACTCCACGACGAATATCAGTGCCATATACTTGATTGTGTGCCATTGCGTATGCTACTAGCTGAATGAGGTAGTCCTCAACATACTCTGGTTTTTTAGGTTTATTGGTTTGTTTGTGGTCACAAATTGCAGGCTCGCCATCATACACTGCAACTAAATCGGTCGTTCCCGAATATAGCCCCGGAAAATACAACGACTGTTCCATTGCCCATACTTCGTTAACTTTACTCAAACCATGGTAAATTATTTGGTCTGCCATGGCATTTGCTTTTATATGTACTGGATTGTTGCCCGGCTGTCTTTGCTCACCCTTCAGATAGCGCTCCAAATTGGCATGCATGGCAGTACCTACTCCGGCGGCTTCTCTGGTAATTTGATTGGCTTTATCGTGTCCTACTCTATTGCGCCACTCATTGAGTGCTGTCATGTCTTTGGTTGCACCTAGAATGGTCGTAACTGATGGCAATCTTTCACCATCAGGAGTAGCGTAGACTCGTTTTCCGGTTATAGGATCATTAATTTGTTTACAAGTTTGATATTGAAATTTTTCAACGAATGGAGGTGGAACTATAATTGTCATATACAATATTATACAACATTTTGTTAATTATTTCAACTCTTTTTGAACTACATTATGTGCCATTTGATCAACTGATTTTGCGGAGAAACCAGGCATTTCTAGTGGTTCCTCCTCCGGTGCGTCACTCTCGCCAGTATTCAATGTTATTCCAAAATCATCTACAAGTTGAATTATGCTGCCATCAGGATCAAGCTGATCTTGAATCTTTTCCAATATTTCTTTACTGACCCTTCCGTGACCACGAGGCATCAGCAGATTGTTAATTGCTGTCCAAGATATAACAGATTCCGAATGTTTGCTTATAGCACGACCTTGCATTACTTTTAGGATATTCAAAAGATCATCCTGAAACATGCTACCGGCTAGTTCGTAAAGACGCATTATGATCCTAGAATTCTCATCAAGCGATTGCCGCGCTCGATGCTTTCTCTCTTCATACGGCCTGCTGTTTCGATACCGCCAGCCGCTGCATCGCTTGCTGCAAATTCATCGTCTGCTCCCTGATCGGTGTATTCATCACCTGGTTGCATTGGATTTTCGTTACCAAGCATGGGCTCTTGTCCCATTTGTTCTTCAGCAGGTGCTTCACCAGCTAGTACCGCAACTGCATTATTGATTTCCTCACGGGTAGCAGTTAGCGACTGCAATGCACTCTCAAGTGCTTGTCCAACTGTGCCTTTGAATCGCTCTGCTTCTTGAACTCCAAAGTTTGCACGAATATTGTCCGCCAATTCAATCATCGACTTGGTCTGATAGTTACCAACTCGTTGCATCCATGTTGTAAAATCGTTTACCATGTCGGATCCGGCAGTGATTGCTTTTGCTTTGCCTTCTTCATCTTCTGCGATGTAAGTTGCAATACTTTCGGCAATCGCAGTTCTACGAAGTCTGAAAAACTTGCGACTTTCCTGAGTCATTATCATGTTATGTGCAGTATCATCACTTACGCGATAAGGTGTACCACCATTTTTACCAGAGTGCATGTGCCAGCATTCGCCCATTGGACCGTGTTGAATCATACCACCACATTCATCACATGCATCTCTATGATGTAGAGCCATTTCTAGATTACCCTGCTTATGATGACGCTCATACTCTACTGCGTGGTGGTGTGCTCTCTCGGCTGCACTCATTTTTGCTTCTGATACCTTCTTTTTCTTAGCATCTTTAGCAGCTTTCTTCATTGGCTCTCGCTTGTTGCCATCTTTGTCAAGATCAATATAATCTGGCTTTGCGTTCTTGCCTTCCTTGGCTGGAACTCTAGCAGTTCCGGAAAGCTTATCAAATGCGGTGTTAACAGCATCCATCTTTGTAAATGGTTGTTTCATTCCTTTAGGAGCAGGAATAGCATCGCGTTCAGCATTAGAACCAGCCTGGGCTCGTCTGCCTGAAGCATATCCCGAAGCCGCAGCATCATTCGCCATTTGACTCGTGCGTTGTTTAGCATAAGAAGCCACAGTACCACGACCAAGTTCGTTTACCTGTGCTTCTTTGACCTTCTTAGCAGACTTTGCTGCACCCTTCATTGGCTCTCGCTTGTTGCCATCTTTGTCAAGATCTAGGAAGTCTGGCTTTGCCTTCTTTTTAGTTTCGGAAATTCTATTATTCATGTTGGTTTTACCTTCGTTATAATCTTGCTCGCGTCTACGTTCATATTCATGATCGGCGACTGAATCTCTCTCGTACTCAGCACGTTCATGTGCGTCATGCATAATTTCATTTTCTAATGAACGAGGATCAATGCGATCTGTGATATCGTGGCCGGTTGCCAGGTCTACTACTTCAAGGTCTTCAAATCCAGCAGGAACGCCAGGTTCTCCGCCAGATGAATAACTTGGGCCGCGTTCGCGTTCTTCAGGAGTATACGTGTAATTCACGCCTACTTCGATATGATCTCCTGGATTCATTGGATCTTCAATTTCTGTTGTAAACATAAAATTATCATGCATTGATTCTGAAACTTCATCTGAATGGCTGTTTACTGCAAGTTTAGCTTCGCCTAGCATTTCTTTTATTTTGGTATTTAAAACACCCAAAACAAACTTATCCCGTTGATAATTCTCATTGGTCAAAAGATCATTGAAGTTAGCTTCACCTTCAAGTTGATGAACCTTAGTTCTGAGAATATTTCGATAATCCTCTAACTGCGCTCGTGTGTACTTGTCAAAATTAATTCTGACATTGAATTGCTTGTGCAAACTCTCGTTCAGAGCAGCGGCTGTAACAGGTTGGTTTATTTCAAATGTTTTCATATTTGTTTCCAAAATTTGTAGTAAGTATATTTATCTCAGAGTAAATTCTTGTTTACTTTCGCAGTCTTTAATAAAATACTTTGACTGTCATCACTAACTTCATAAACGCCTTTTCGTACCAAGGTTCTTGCTACTACTTCATCACGATCAATGAGTTTACTTATTGAAATTTTAGGACTATGACTAAAAATAAAATTACGCTCTTCATTAGTGAGAATAATTGCCGGTGCACCTAGAATCTGATGAATTTTCATGATGTTTGCTGTTTGGTTAAATTTTGCTTAAGAGCAACAATTTGTGCAGCAATTTTATCTAAATTATTCATAGTAAGCTGCTGCTGTTGTTTGTTTGCAAGAATTTGTTGTGGGTTTTTATCAGAAGTATTTGATGAATTAGATGCAGTGTCTTTATTTTGTAACATCGTACCTGTTGTAGACAAGGGTCCTCCTGAAGATTGCCCTGTCTGAGTTGTGCCAACGGATGTTATTTTACCCACTTGGGTGGGTGCAGGAGTTCCTTTTGCCAAAGTATCAAAACTACCGGCTTCATTTGTAATATTTTTACTAATGAACTCTCTGGCTCTCATATATCAATTCGCATTCATTAAAATAACAATAATTGTCGAGATGACGCCGGTGATGACCGTTCCTGCTGTTCCCACAAGAACTTTTATCATACTCATGTGACTTTTCTCAATTGTACTCTGTAATGTACTCACTTTACTTTCAATAACTGTTAGTCTATTTTCTAATTGACTGTAACGAATTGCACACAAATCAACGTGAGCTTCCAGACTTGTTTTCTCTAAATCAGTTGGTGTAGACATGTCATTCCTCCCAGGAAATAAATTATGGTTGTCTATTGATGCCTGTGATATGCCTAAAGTGCCTTAACAATGGTGTTACAAAAGTCTGCGGAATCCAAATCGAATAACGCATTCTTGATATTTATCGTTTCTGTTAAATTTATGATAATTGGAACATTGACCAGGTCTTCTCTTAATAGAAAAGTTTGATCATTTAAGTTAAAGAATGTGTCTGATTGAGCTGGAGTAAAACTAAATGTCCAGATTTTGTGAATTCCTGAATAGTTTTTACCGAACCCCATTCCCGTTATATCTAACTCTTTAAAATATGGATCATGTTCATATTCAATATTTGATCGTAAACTAATGCATTGCAATAGAGTTGTCCAATTTCTAAATTGGAAAAATTGCAACTGAGTGCCTTGATTTACTCGTCTAACATTGGTATTGGTAATATCAACCAATGTTTTAATTTCTATTATTTCCATTATCAACCTGTTGTTGATATTTATAGTCAAAAGAAAAGGAGGCTAAAACCCCCTTTTCCATTAGTTTGTTAAGTATTAATTACAGATCAGTGAAAGTAACGCCAGAAATAACTACTTCAGTTGTTGTTACAGTAAGACCAGTAGCAGCCTCGACTAGTCCATCAATTTCATCCTTTTGGGTAGTAGTGGTTTCGGCATAACCTGTACTGTCACCGCGACCATTCCATGTTGCACCGTCAATTCCGACAATAACACCTGCTGATGTTGGAACTCCAACTACAACAACAGTTGCAACTGTTTCAATTGCACGAATAGCTTTTTCAAACTTGCTTTCTGGACCAGCTACATTTGTAGCAACGCTATAGCTAGTTCCGGCAGTATCTGTGAAAAGTCCTGCGCCTGCAATTTTATACCAACGTAGTTGATATCCGCCGTGGAAAGTACCTGGAAATGTAGTACCATTAACTCTTGTAATGTTTGCCATATTAAATTCTCCTCTTATGACAATATACTTCGCTCCGAAGTATTTTGATATAATTATTTATTAAAAAATTGAAAAAATAGGAGTTAATCGTCGTCTTTTACATCACCAGTAATGACTTTGAGATTATTTTTGACTATGCGAGAATCACGAATTTTGCGAATACCTCTGGTGAATTTAGCAGGGTCACTGCCTTTGATCGAGTTTAATAAACGTCTTTCTAATTCGTATGCAGCATCTGGCTCAAAGTGTTCTCTTATTAATCCTAGAAGATTAATTGCACTATTAATAACGTGTACTGCTCTACTTTCAACTACTGCTTCCGTATCTTTTTTAACAGAGATATCGTTGAGTTCTTCAAGTAAGCTGCGGGTTTGACGTTTCACTAATCTTTTCCTTTGTTATATTTATAGATTTTACAACAATATTATTTTTTTCATTTGATTTTACAAAATTATAAATATATAATACAGCAACAGTGAATGCTGTAACAGACATACACAGAAAGGAATTATTATGTCATCATTTGAAGTGCCAAAACTACCAGAAGTTAAGTTCCATAAAAATGGATACGAGATTAGGTCGGATATTTTAAAGTTGGCCAAAGAACTTGTAGCTGAAGAGTTTCACTTTAAGTTCAATGGTTGGGAAATGTCTACTGAGCGAGACCAAAAGACAGGACAACTTGTAACTACAGTGGGCATGCCTGAATTTCCTGGTCTCGAAAAAGTAATTGAAACTGCCGAAAAGATGTATGCATTTGTTAACACAGGTGCAACCAAGAAATAATAATATTACTAAAAATAATAATGTATGTGGGGCATAGCCCGTAATTAAGTAATATATTTTATAAGAAACAAGGCACTCATCATTGATTTGATGAGTGCCTTTTATTTTCAGTGTAGTTTGTAACCAATTTTAGCTTCTAGTGCATCTAAACTCATCGTAGAAATAGTTGATTTAGGAACAATGTTGTCTACGATATAAACTGCCGTATTTCCGCTCTCAAAAAACACCACCTTATATAGCATATCAGGAACTGGAACTGCATGGACACCAATTGTTTTTGGCGCAGAACTGTAATATGCACCTGTAACAACGTACTTAAATGGCACTGAGCGAACACGATCCTCTAAGTTCTTCCATGCTATACGATTCACAGAGGGCAGCTGTGGAGTCATATTAGTCATGAGAAATGTGTCACTCATTTCAACTTGATCGTCAGCGTCAGCCGCAGGTACCATATGTCCTCTATCGTAGCCCGTATTGGTATAATCTTCCGGCGTGGGAGAGTTTGGAATTCGTTTGTCAGCACGAAAGTTGTTAGTACGTTCCACCTTTTTGACCCTTGGCTGAACTATTTCCGATGAAAAAATATTTGCATGTGTTTTTTGATCAAAAACTGACACAAAGAATGAATTACAAAGTACCGTTGTATCAGGTACTACGATTTCTTTACCATTAGGATAGAATTGATCACATGCACTTGCAAATGCTGTCGATGGTAAAAATAGTAATAATGCATAGAATAGTTTTTTCATTTTGTTTCCTTTAGTAAGTTCCGCCATCAATTGAGGCAAGATTTAATAAGTCAGTTGTTGCGACCCATGTTGCAGTAGTTCCATCACTTTGTAATATATATCCCGCTGGTCCGACATAAATTCCACCTAGAGTAGAAGTGGTGGCAGCAGTAATCACTGAAGTGCCGGTGCCGGTTCCTCCCGAAATTAATCGGCCACCGGGTGTTCCATCACCAATCCTCAGTGTATTAGTGTTGGCATCATACCATATACGATTGATCTCGCCGATACGAGTATCGCCGTTATTATACCGTTGAAAGCTAGTGTTTAATTTTTGGATAAAGGACATGTGTTATTCCTTATCCTTCGAAAGGTTCGTCCTCATCGGCCGCTGTATCGAAAACAGATTTAACGTTTGATGACTTTTTAAGTAATTCAATTTTTGCCTGTAGTGGAGGAACGAATTGACCAACATCGTCGTCTACTACTGGTTCCTCTTTTTCAGGTGCAGCAGTTGCGCCATTATTCACATTTACAACTACCGGAGCAGCAGGAGCAGAATCATTGACAGTGACGTTAAACACAATAGGAGTTGCACGGTCCATCGAGGAAACCATGTCAACTAATCCTCTTAAAAATTCTGCCGCTCTCATAAAATTTACGCCTTTTGATTCTTATTGTTATTTTGTTCCTGTTCAGCAGCAGTTATTACATCTAACAGTTGTCTTAATAGTTCGCTAATCTTCATCGTTGTTTCCTTACGCTACTGCAACAACTGAAAGTATTCCAGCAGTTCCTGCTTGTAACACACTAATAGTCGCTGTTACTGCACTTTTAACAATTATGCTATTAGTAGTTGTACTAACAGTATTGATATTTAATTTGAAATGCTCGGACGAATTTGCAGGAATTAACACACTAGTGGTTGTGGTAGCAGTTGTACCATCAAAACTAACATATGCAGGCTGTGAATTAGTTGCGATTCGAATTTTTGTAGCAGGAAGTCTGAGGTTTCGTATTCCCAACACAGTTCCAAATTCATTTGTGGTAATAGAAACTGTTTGAGCAGTTCCTGACATTGTTATAACAGTAGGTGTTCCGATGACTTTAGTTAACATTTAATTCTCCTAGGCAGGCCTGTTTTGTCCTTGCACATTGTTATTTATTAAAGATTAGTGATGTTGTTTATCTCTAGTTTCTATATTTATCTAGTTAGAATATCGCATTCTTTATTGCATTAGCTGATCTACTCGGTGTTAAATACCCACATGAGTATAATCAACGATTCCATGTTTTGGTCGTGCCGACAGCCTGTATACAGTGAAAAAAATTTCGCACCTTGCGGAAAGTGCGATACTTGTGTGAAACTGCGTGAGCAGGGTATTCGTTAAACTTATGCCGCTGTGAATGTTGTTGTCAACGGTATTAACGTAATCGCTGAGGATATCTTGTTATTTGAACCATATTGGAATATTGGACCAGAATACAGTACCACATTGCCTGCTACGCCGTTGATAGCACGATTGGTTGCCTGTGCAGCCGATACATTAAATGTACACACGCCAAATTGCATGGTTGCTGAGCCGCTCATGGAGACACCATACGTATTGTTGCCCGTGCCAGTGTTGGT